ATGAGTCACTTTCATTAAGTGAAAGTAAGAATAGATTGATGAATATGGTGAGATACATCAACGAGTCATTATCAATATCAGAATCATTCAACAGGTTGATGAATATGAGTAGGTATGTAAATGAATCAATATCACTATCAGAAATAACATATAAGAAACTTGTTATTATTAAACGTGTATTAGAGTCACTATCAATAACAGAGTTTGATGGGCAGTTCAGAAATCTTTACAAATATATTAATGAAAGTATACACATATCAGAGGCTAAAAACAGACTTAGTAACATGTATAGATATATCAATGAGACTGAAAACATAATAGAAACAACTGCAAAGGAAGTATTGGAAGGACTTATCAGACATACAGGCACTATAGCAAAACTATATGCAAGAAGTAAGATAGTGAAACTATTTAAACGAGCAAAGTCAGTTAAAGGTGTATAATCATGAGGTGTGTAAATTGAGTATGAATTTAACAGGAAGGGCAATAGAATACCGTATAAAAGTAGGTGCAAGGGCAACATTACAACTTACAATTAACGACAGTGGTGGAAATGCAAAAGACCTTTCAAATGACGTAACATATGCAACAGGTGTGTGGAAGGTATGGAAACCAGACGGAACTTTAATCATTAATGGTGCAATAGTATTTACGACTAGAGCAAGTGGGTTAATATCATATACTCTCACTGCAACTGACACAGTACTAGCAAACTCTGGAGTATGGGAAGGGGAAGTAGAACTTAAAGATACAAACGGTGATATTGTAGAACAGACAAAAACATATAATTTTATTATTGAGGAAAGCTACTAATGACTCATATAAATATACTAGTAGGTGGAAAATGTGTTAAATGTGGTCATCCACAGCAAACACATGAAGATAACCAAGGATGTACTTATCCAATCAATGGAGAACCATGTGGTTGTGATTCCATTGGTTCATACTAGATAGACTTTTATATTATGATACTTTAACCAATATATGATAAAGTTAGATGATATAAATAACGATATTTATTTCAAATTTAGAAGATCACAGGTTGATGCCATGACTACTGAAAGACTTGGTACTATACATGTTTCAGATATTATTAAACCTTGCATGAGAAACGTCATATACAAAAAGATTAGTAAAGACCAAGGATTTAGTACTGAGGATATGAAATCTTTGTATTTTGGTCAAATAGTTCACTCTAATTCAATGATAGCAAAACCAGAACACCATGAGATGTTCTTAGCATATGATTATGTAAGGGATGAAGCCATATCCTATGAGGATGCCAAAAAAATACCAGATGATGACCCAAAACACCTTGATATTATATACGGCAGTATAGATGACTTGGTAAAAGTGGGGGACAGGTGGGTTATATGTGACAAAAAAACCACTGGTAGTATAGATTATTTCTCTAAAGCCACCAGTAAAGTCAGTGAATCCCACAAAGATCAAATTAACATATACAGAGTATTATTAAAAAAATGCTATGATATAGATGCCACCCACGGATGTGTAGTGTACATTTCTAATAGAATTGAAAAGGACAAAAGGGATAAGCCTGTAACAATATCATTTAAACTGCAAGATATGGAAACAACTTTACTAGACATGGTAGAAAAATCCAGAATAATCAAAGCATCCTTAACAGAGAAAACTCTTCCCGAAAGAACGAGGTGTTTTCTATGTGACGGTATGTGTCCATATGCATCAACGTGCTTCACAGATGAGAGAAAACAGTATGCCTAAAAAAATAATTACTGACTGGGAGTTGAGAAATGAAAATATATAAGAACATGTTCAGTTGTTGGAACGAAAATGAGTATAATAATGAGTTAATAATCACACACACTCCCAAAACAAAATCAGTTGAATTAGCAGACTATATATTACAGTGTCAAGTAAAGGCAGATGAATATGACATGTTAATGAAAATCGTAAGTGATTTGACGGCAAGACTAAAAAAATGTGAGGAAAACTCTGAGGAAGATTGGGAAGAATATCGAAAAATGGTAGAGTGGGATTAAATCATGGATTGTCACGAATATTTTAACACAAAAACAACTTGTAACAGTTGTGGTTCTAGAATCAAAGAGGAAAATCAAATAGTTTGCGATTATTGTCATGAGAATGAAGATCACTCTCTAATAGGAGATAAAGTATGACCACGGTAAGTGAATATTATAAGTTAGAACAGGAAAATAAAAGACTCAGATTAAAACTAAAGAATTATGAGGAAAACTCTGAGGATTGGGAAAGAATAGCCAATATACCAGAGTGGGATGTAGAAGAATCAGAAAGAGAGGGCAGAGAAGATGAGCGTTAAACACATGTCACCTGAATGTTATAGACATGATCATGTAGACTGTCCATTAAATGTAAATATATTAAAATGTGAATGTATTTGTCATAAAGTTGTTGGTGAGTAGTTGGTAAAGTGTTCTAATTTTGTATGTCTAAACGAGGTTAAAGGAGGACATAAATATACAGAGGCATTTTGTAAATCATGTAGATTAAGCTCGTCACCTTTTGTATATGAATGTAATATATGTAAGACAGCATTCACAAATAATAGAAAATCAGGTCAAATACCATTATCATGCAGTTATGAGTGCAAAAGAATATGGAGAAGTGTTCTGAACAAAGCAAAGTGGATAAAAACACACCCAGTAAAGAGAAAGAAGTGCCCTTCGTGTGAAAAGACATTTTCAAGGAACACAAAATACTGTTCGTATAATTGCCATGGTTTTAATCGACAGCATATAAAAAGGGTGAGTAAATGTTTTAAAAAAAAGATACCAGCGATGACTGTTTATTTAAAATGAAAATATTCTTTAATTCAAACAACAAGGCAACATTAGAATCACTGCAACAGTGTGGGGTTAAGAATGTCCTAGTATCACATAAATATTCTCATAACCTAAAGAACTTCTCTGATTGTTTTGATAATATATTCCTTATAGCAGGAGTAAATGGTGAACCAGATAAATATCATAGATTTTTAAAGGATAATAGGAATCTCTACACCAACTCTGCACAATTCTTTGTTAATAACAACATGTCAGAAACCATTAATTTTTTAAAAAAAGAGAGGGATATGGATCTAGATACAATACCTGTGTTACAGCAGGATTTTAACAAACATCTTAGTCAACTGAATTTACCTGTAGGCTCAGACGTATGTGTCGGAAAAATGAGTGGTAGATTAGACATGGAAGAATCTATTAGAAGATTACCAATGAACATGAAATACCATGGACTGGGTAAAGGAAAATACATTAACAAGCAGACATTTAACAGTATTGATACCAGTCTGTGGATATCAGCAGCACTTGCTAAGAAATTTGATATTTGGACAGGTAATTCAACTATTAATATTAAAATAAACAACAATACAACAGATCCAATATTGAAATATTACTGTGAAAAATACAAGGATAATATGGAGATGATAGGTATTAATTACCAAGGGGTGTTAGATAATCATTACTATACTATGTTAAAACTTCCAATAGCACTTTATTATATACCTTTGTGTAAATCACAAGGTTCATACACAAGTAACTTTATAAAGTAGTAAAAATAAACTGTTATATATTGGGAGATTTATTTAAAATCAAGCCTATAGGAGGTAAAAATATAGTGGTAGAGGATAAAAGGAAGACGGTATCACCTTTTAATAGTGCTAAACATTTCAAAGATGCTAACATTCCTGCATATTGTGATCAATGTATGTATCGTTCAATAGATTCTGGAGGCAATGGTAGGTGTCCAAAATATGAATTGGGTGCAATCTGTGCAATTAGAGAGGATTTTATCAAGGTTATTAATCAAATAGACACTAGAAATCCAGAGGATGTTAAGGCTATGTTGGATATGATAGCCAAACTATCATTTGAAAATGTTTTAATGGCATTAACTCAGGCTAAAATGGACGGCAACATACCAGACAGAAACACAAAATCTGAAATAAACACCTTTCTAAACATTGTAAAATCACTTACTGATCTATCTACAAAAATAATGATAACCGAAACAACATCATTGGATGATAAGACTGGTGATATTACATCAATATTTAAACAGATAAAGGCTCAGAAGAGTGATGGGTAGACCTACTACTGAGGAACTTAAAGAAAGACAAAACTTCATGCAAGTGATAGCAGAATGTGCAGATTCTCCAAGTAAATTTAGTGAGGTATTTCTTGGTCATAAACTATTTCCATACAATAAGAAATATGTAGACTGTAAAGATAGATTTATAATATACAGGTCTGGAAGACAGGTGGGAAAAACCATGTCTACGGCAGTAAAGGCTATACATTTTGCCTTCTTTGCACCGTTAATGTTAGACACCATTAATAGAGAATGTACCATAGTAATTGCAGCTCCTACTCAGAATCAATCTGGTATAATGTTTGATAGAATTAGAAGTCTAATAATGGGAAATGATTTCC